ACGCAATGGCCTCCAGATAGATACCGTTCAGTAATATGCCCACGCTTACATGGCTTTCCAGTAAAAAAGAATTTTAGATTTTGTTCTTTTGCTTCTTTCTTGGATATAATATTCATTTTGATCACCCTTTATCATTAGGTTGTTATCAGAAGTATGTGGAAGCAGTTGATAAGACTGTTTTCGGCCGCTAAACCTATCCACTTGGTTATATTAACAGTTTCTTAGCTAAGTTTCCAGAAGCTGCTTTCATTACCCCTGTAAAGTTCAATATTAACGCCCTTAAGCTCAGGGATTGCTTTGTAATTTACACTCCCTTTGCGGATAACCTTAGTCAACTTGCGTCCATTAATCTCGCTGTCACGTTCGCCGCAACGCTCGACTAATTCAGCTAGAAGTTCTTTTTTCTTTGTTTCTAGCTCTTTTATGGTATCGCCAATACTTTTGTATTCATTGGCAATTTCCACAATTAAGCGGTCGGTCTGGCCTTTATGCTTAGGCTCAAGATACCGTAAAGCGTTTGGCATTTCACGCTCTATTAGGTAAGCATCGTAAAACTCTTTAAGCTTTGGAATATTTTCATCAAGCCACTGTTGGTTTAAATGATCCGTTTCGATTTCGTCACCATGCGGTGCCCACTGGTAAAACTCGACATATTCACGACTGGCACATGCCATTTCGATTTGCGTTTGCGCCATGTAGTGAGGTTGGTCGTGTAGAGTCTTAAATACAGGTGGGTTTTTATCGCGCTGGCCATACGGACATTTAATTTCAGCCACGCCTTTATCACCAATAAGGCCATCGGGTGAAGCGCCTAGCCAATCGTATGTAGGATGCACGAAAAAGCCGCACTCTTCTACAGGTTGATCTAGGTGAAACATTTCCATTTGCTTGGTTGCGCCCGGCTCGTTATGGGTGCCCCATTCCGTCGCAGGGTTGCCAACGAATTCACGCTCTGCATCGTAATAGGCTCGCACCATTTCACGCATTACGTCTGCGGGTTTCTTAAACGGGCTAAGGCCAAGAATTGCGCCTACATTTGAGCCTGTTATGCGCTCTTTACGTTGTTGGAACCACTCATTGGATCTCTGCTCAATCATAAAATACTCTCCTAAAAAAGGGGCCGAAGCCCCTGTGTTAATTAGCGACTAAAAAGGTACGTCGTCGTCCGTTGCTTGGCTAGGCTGCGCCGCTTGCTGCACTGGCTGCGGCACCGAGTCTTTGCTGGCTACTGAGCGGATACAGTTACCATCGTTAGTGGTGCCGTCATTGTTTTTGATATGGTATTCACCAACTTTAATAATCATGGGCTTCATACCTAGACAGCCTAAAAGATTCTCTTGGCTTGGTGCTTGACCGCTTACCATGAGCTTTCCGCCTGCGTTTAAATCGATATTTGCAAGCATGCGCTTCGCTTTGTCCGCCTTAGAAATATCAGCATCGTATACACGTAATGTTTGAAATACCTTCCGGCCCTTCAATTCCTCAGGCTTTAAAATATCCCAACGGACTTTTATCTCTTGAGGGCCATTATTAAAACCATCTTTAATGGTGGCCTCTTCAATTAATGCAAGACACTCAGTGCCTTCTTTGATTAGTTCAAAGTCACCGCCGCCCATTTCAAAAGTACCGGTTGCTTGAATTGTGCTGTTGTCGCTTAGATTCCAGAATGACATATTACTTTCCTTTATTGTGGTTGTGTAGTTGGTTGGTTAAAAAATGGAATGTATTGCAAAAGCGGGTTTTCGCCCTTCAATACCTTAATTTCTTGTGGCATGTTGTAGCGGTTTTTTGCATCAACATAGCCGGTTGTGCCATCGGAGGACGTTATCAAATAACGGTCGCCAGATGTTGTAACTCGTGCAGCCTTAGTTTGCTGGCCTTTATTGTTAGACTCGGCACCCGTTAGGTATCGCTCTTCTTTGATATAAAGAACAGCATCCGAGCGGCTAACATAAAGCTTTTTGCTGCGGTCGTGCATGCCCAAAGAATATGTGCTGTATTCGCTCATCTCTTCTGGCGAGGTTTTAACTTTATGAATACCAGTATGACTTAAAAAGATAACAGCCATACCTTTCTTGCGTAAGAACTCAGCTGCGCGAATCAGGTTTGAATGCATCCCCATTGATACATCATAGCCTTTGTGAAAGCCGCCCGCTGCATTGCCGATAGAGTCCGCACCCTTATCATCAAAAACAACAACTTCTTCTTCAAATAAATCATTAAGAGAAGTTACTGTATCAACTATTACGGTTTTATAGTCATGCTTTTCTTGAATAAGCATGCGCAATTTATCCATGATCTCAAGTGATGGGCGGTGTCCGGTTTTCTTATCGGCCTTGCTCAACTGCTTTAAGAAAGCTGGCTTTACTTCTGACGTTTCAAAAACCGTCTTTGCATTCTCAGCTTGGATAAAAATCGGGTTAGGGAATAATCCAGCTAGTGAGGTTTTACCAGCACCTGGGAATCCCACAATTGTGATGATCGGTGCTTGTGGCCCGCTATCGTCTAGTTCATCTAATAAGCTCATTGGCTCGTCTCCTTTTGTGTTGTCGTTATCGACAGGAGCAAATCTACGCGTTTGAATTTTAAGTGTCAACAATTAATTTTCATTTAATTTATTCTTTGCACTAATCTATATCTGATAGTAGTATCAGCAAGCGTTTTAGTATTTATACAAAAGGAGAGAGTAAATGACAGATCACAGCGACTACATAGAAGCTGGTTTAAGAGTTTTCGGACTGTACGGCGTAAAGGATGAAATGTGCGAATGCGGAAACCCAGATTGCAAGGCTTATTTCAAGCATCCGCGCACCTCAGCATGGCAACATACCCCGCAATGGTCGGACGAACAAATTGAAATAATGGAGGAAATGGATTATTTCAAAAGCGGCTTTGGCGTTATTGTTTCAGGCTTATTGGTTGTGGACGTTGACGCAAGAAACGGTGGCGTGCCGTCTTATGAAAAACTAACAGCATTAATTCCATCTATTAAGGATAGCGGCTTTATAGTTGAGACAGGTAGTGGAGGCGGATCAAAGCACGTTTATTTTTCATTGCCCGAACCAATAGCTATGGTGCAGACGCACAAAGAATTTGAAGGCATTGATTTCAAGACAAGTGGCTTTGTGGTTGGTTCTGGCTCCATCCACGCGAGCGGCAACCTATACGAAACCCTAGTTGGCGAACCATCAGAAATAACACCAGCGCCGCAAGCATTGATTGAATTGCTACGTAAGCCAGAACGCCACAGGGCGATTATTGACGGAACCGCCATAGACGTGGCAGATAGTGACCTACGTGAAATGTGTGCACACATTAACCCTAGCTGTGACCACGAGACGTGGATTCGCGTTGGCATGGCTTTGCATCATGCAACGCAGGGTAGCGGCTTATCATTGTGGGATGATTGGAGCGCCGGCGGGGATACTTACCCGGGTTACGAGCAGCTGGATAAACGCTGGCAGTCATTTGGCAAATCCAGTAATCCCGTATCGCTTGGCACACTTATGCACTACGCCCGTGAGGGTGGTTATGTTGAGCCGGTCGATTTTGTACCATCCGTAACATTTGATATGCCAGAAACGCCAGTTGACGACGTGACGATTGATCTATTACGCCCGCCTGGCTTTGTCGGCGACTTATGCGCTTGGATTAATGGCCAGTCGCTTTACCCGCGCGAATCCTTGGCGGTGGCCGCAGCATTAACAGCTATTAGCAACATGGCAGGTATGCGATACCGTGACGAGTTGGACGGTATGACCCCAAATATTATTGCGTTTTGTGTTGCTGGTTCGGGTACGGGCAAAGAAGCCATTGGTAAGGCATTCGCAGAGGTTATGCGCCTAGCTGATTTATCCCCTGCTTTGTATGGCGCGTTTAAGTCTGAGCAGGAGTTATACCGTAACTTATTACGCCATCAGCCTGCGTACTATTCAATTGACGAATTAGGCATCCAGCTAACCAAGATTAAAAACGCAATGTCACGCGGTGGCGCGTCCTACCTTGAAGGTTTGCTTGGTGCGGTTATGTCAGTTTACTCGAAAGCTGATTCATTCGTTCCGGTGACTGGCGACTTAAAAGAAGAAATTCGCGCACAGCTTGGCAAGGAATACGGGGCAATCAATAAACAACTAGACGATGGCCGTGGCAATACCGACCTGTTAGAGCGCAAGCTCAAAACGGTTGAGCGCCAGTTGAGCACGATTGATCAGGGGATTGATTCGCCTTATTTGTCGATTATTGGTTACACGACGCCAGCTACGTTCGACGGTCTGTTTGACTTCGAGCAAGCAACAAACGGGTTTTTATCGCGTGCGATGATATTTAAGGAGCTGGAAAACAACCCGAAGCGCAAACCTAACTTTAAAAAACTACCGATGACCGAGCAAATGCAGAACACTTTGTTTACGTTACGTCATGGCGGATCGTATAGCGTTGTGCAGGATGCCCGTATTGAGCACACAGCGCAAAAAGTGGGCGTGCCGACGACACCGGAAGCGGCGGAACTGCTTGACAAGGCTTATAACGAGTTTTGGACAATAGCGGAGCAGCACAAAAACCAGACAGGACTAGAGGCTATTCCACGGCGTGGTTATGAAATGGCGGCAAAGGTTAGTTTGATTCTGGCATTGCCTGGAGGGTTACGCACCGAGGAGCACGTTAGATGGGCCGTAGCGCTTGCTAATCGCGATATACAGGAAAAGCTAAAGCTTGCTTATACAAACAGCGCAGAGAGCGACACAGACCGCCTAGCGGCTAAGATCATGTCTTTGGTTAGCCATGATCACAGCGAGACGCTAGGCGTTATCCGTAACCGTTGCCGCTCGTTTGACAAGGGGCAAGTTGATGCGGTGTTGAATAAACTTGTCGAAGCTGGGCAGCTTATATGTGAGGAAAGCGAAACGGAAAGCAAGCGACAAGGGACGGTTAAGAAATACAAAGCGGCCTAGCCGCTTCCCTTCATTAAAAAATGTGTTATATTGGCTGAAAGCCGCATGGATAGTGGCTTTCAGGCTTATTAAATAGCTTAAATAGTATAAATAGTAGAAAGCTTACTATTTATTAGGGCCAGTAACGGCGCGACCTCTAGCAAGATTTCAGCATTAAATAGCTAAATAGCAACCGACCTCTGAAACACTATATGAAAATATGGTGTTTTTTGCGTTTTAAATCTCTCTACTATTTAATATTTAACTATTTAATAATATATATCTAATAATATATATATAAAAGAATAATAGAATCAGTACCTTATAGGTAAGTAAGTACTAACTACTAAATAGTAGAGGTTTACTATTTAATAGACCCCACCAAAAAATGTAATTAATTTGATAATCTCCTCAATAAATAGTAAGATATAACGACTAACTAAATAATAGGTGTGTTTTATGTCAGGCAATTGCTATGCGGTTTTATTTAATAACGGTGTTTGCAAGCTAGGTAGAAGTGAAAATATAGCTAGCAGGATTTCAAGCCATGTAAAAAGCGGTGAATCAATGGGTTTAAGTGTCGAGCTTATAGTCATTACTCAGTCAGTTGAAAACGAGAAAATACTGGAGTTAAAGCTTTTATCTAAATTCAAAGGTGAGTCAAACACAAGAGGTGTTGAATACTTCGAGAATATTGAAAAAGATATGGTGATTAACGCTTTCATGGATCTTGGTGTTGTTTTCTACCCAATCAAGGAAATTAAGAGCGTAAATGCTAGTGGCATTGTATGTACGATCCCTAATGGATTTATCCGAGGCGGGGATGAGTCAAAATACATTGACGAACTACAGTTAATCTCATTAAAAACAAAAATAAAGGAATTCCTATCGGCATCAAACCTAACGACAGGATTGATAACCAACAGACTAAGAAGAAAATCAAAAACCATGGTGTTAAAAGCGTTGTCGGAACTAGAACGATGTGGAGCCATAGCCTGCGATAAGCATATCCACCCAACAAAGAAAATAGAAATAGCAACATGGCATCTAATTGATAAATAATCCTTGACCCCATCGCCCTGTTTTATATACTCAGTGGGCGAACTAACAAAAACGGAGAGAATGATGAAACTACAAGACCTGCTAAGACACATTGCAGATAATGTTGAGAATGGCCGCGAGAGGTTGAGCGGATTAATATGGAGCGGCCCGAATGCGGTTCGCAGGGTTTTAACAGAGCCTGAGTGTTTCTCACTAGCACCCCGCACTCACGATGTAAACGGGTTTACTGTGCCAGCGCCGGAGGTGGAGGCTCTAACGAAAGGCCAAAAATACTTTTTTGGATACGGCAAACTAGAAGAATGGTTTGGTTGGTATTTCTGGAGAGATGATTGTATGGATAGAAGAATGCTAAATGGCAAAAACGTATTCTTAACCCCAGAAGCCGCAATCGCAAACGCTAAAGCCATGTTAGGCATTGACCCATACTCGGAGGGCGAGAAATGAACAAGCAGATATTAGTCGATGCTTTGGAAGTAGTTAAGCTGGCAATTGAATCTGGCGACACAGAATTTCTACAGGAATTAATCTTCACACTTCAATCGCAAGCATGGGATGAGCAAAATGAACCACACGCGCACCATAATCGCCGCTAGCGGGCTTTCAACTAAAGAGATAGGCAAACGTACTGGCATCCTTCGTTCGATCATTGACGGGGCATACAAGGGCACTGGGCGCGACTTTACGCCGCAGGAAGTGGGGAAGATTGAGCGGGCATTAGGAGTTAAGCAATGAAGAACAGGAATATAAGTCATAGTGACAACTGGGCAACACCTAAATCACTGTATGACGAGCTTAATAGTGAATTTATCTTTGACTTCGACCCATGTCCATTAAATACAGGAGATATCACTCCAGAAGAAGACGGTCTTTTAATTGAATGGGGCCAAAGTAATTTTATTAACCCGCCTTACAGTCGAAAACTAAAAGAGGCATTTGTAGAAAGAGCAGTTGAGTTTAAAGAATTGGGGCGACTTTGTGTCTTGTTATTGCCTGTTAGTACTAGCACAAAGTTATTTCATGATGTTATTTTACCAAACGCCGATGATATTAGATTTTTGCGTGGGCGAGTTAAGTTTGAAGGAATAAATACAAAAGGCGAGCGTTCAAAAGGTGCGGGTATGCACGATTCTATGATTGTAGTAATGGATGGCAGAGTATGACCCTAACCCAACTAATCAAATACGCCGACATTAGCCTTGCAGATATGGCAAAGCTGATCGGCGCAACACATGCACAAATGAAGGCCCGTGCTAATGGCGACAAGCGAGCACTAACGCTGAGCCAGCAAGAGCAGTTAAGGGCCATATTGATCGACGAAGAAGAGGATGAAAACGACGGCTTGGATTGGGCAAAGCTGGCGGATAAGTATGAGCCACCAGCGCCAAAAGGTGCCGAGTATTGGGGATATGGCAGTTTCTACAAAATCGCAAGGGGCCGCGTGTGGATTTACGTGGATTGCGAGTGGATTAAATCAAATAAGACTGAGCAGGCCGTGAAGGGGTATGCGAGGGTTGAGGAGAAAGCACAATGAAACCAACTAAAGAGCAGTTAGTAGATCAGAAGTGGTGGGATGAGAACTCAAAAGGGTATGATTGTGTTTTTTACCTTGAAAGAAATGACGAATACCTATTTGCTGATGATAATGGAGAAGGCAGCAACTTTAGATTAATAGCGGGCGGGGCAGGATGGGAACCACTAGCCAAACGCCCAGAGCCAGAAAATAAGAAAATATATTGGGTTGCTAAAGTAGATTGCTACGGGACACCGTGGAACACAGATGGGCCGCACGAATCCTATAGTAAAGCTAATGAAGGGTGTGAGCTATTAAAGCAGGTAAACAAAAAAGATAAATACATTGTCACAGAGATGACGTTCAAAAAAATCAAAACCCAGCGCGAGGAGTTGATTGACCTTATTTATATGAGCAGTGAAATAGAGCTAGATGCGGCGGCTGCGACGGCTAGTATTATTTTGGGTAAGTACGATTTAACTGAAAAGGATGACAATTAGCACGCGGCTATTGACACCCGCATTCAGGGTGCTAGTCTAAACGAATCACCAACTAGTAGGAGGTGCAGGCAGTACCCGCCAACCACATGCGTGAGCAGCTGGGGCGGTTTTAGGTATTCAGCGGGTATCTTTAGTTGAAATTAAGCTTGAATTCGAATATATAGCTTGATAGTAAATTCCGCTGAACTTTACAAGTCGATATCGGGAAAAGTAGGTAGTATCGGGCGTGATCAGAATGGAAAGTAACGCACTCCATTTGCCTGCTTTTCGCCAATATCAATTTGGCGGTTTTTATTAATAGGAGAGCAAAGATGATAACCACAATAAGAGAGCTGTCAGATCAGACTGGCATCCCATCTGGAACCATTCATGCAAGAATAAAAGTTTACCCGATAAATACAGAAGCTACCCGTCAAGGCTGTAATGAGCTTGTTTACCCTGTTGGCACATTAGAGGCATGGCATGCAAAAGTTGACAATATTATTTCAGGTTCTACTCGGTCGCTCACTGGCTTTATTAAGGCTGGCGCATGGGCAAAAAAGAAAGGCAAACCATTAGAAAGTAACCCGTATTGTTATAACACCGAGATTAAGCAGTACTGCGCATGGGCTGCAGGCTGGCATGATGCAAGATAATAGGAGAGATAGAATGTTAACAGTAAGAGTGAAAATTATAGATTACGACAAAGCTAGTAATACATGTACAGCTCAATCACTTAACGGCGATATTTTTGAGTTAGATCCGTTTGTTGGTTGTGCTATTAGTATGACAGATGACGACTACAAGAAAGGTAAAGGGTTTGATATTGTAGGGAGGAGTTACTTGCTTACTGAATACACAGTTTACCGAGATAACGTGGTGCCTGACGAGGGAGGAATGATAGCTATATAGCATTTCAACTAGCAAGGGAATTCAACAAAAAAAAGATGCCCCAAAAAATAATACTTGACGCACCCGCAAGAGGTGCTATCTTTACATAAACACACAAAAGGAGAGTACAAATGAAATTCTTTATATTTATTATTTTAATACCAATGATTGCAGGCTTTGTTACGGGTCAGAATGGAGCTTCTTATTTTGTATTAGACGAGCTACCAATGGCTTTAGCTATAAATATTCCAATATGTATTATTTCTAATCTATTCTATTGGTCGACAGGAGAGTACAAATGAAAATACCAATGTACATGCTAATCATCTGGGTTGCGGTCGTATTCGGCGCGTTTACGTATGACGCGTTCGGTGACGAGGTTGAATTCCGTGCTACGGATATGACTTACACATGGGGAGAGAATCACAGCTTCCCTGTCACGCTTTACCAAGTTGGCTATACCAAGTACGTCACTAATGATGTGGGTTTGCGCATAATGGCAGGCGAATCAACCAAGGCAAGTGACGGGCATACATTTAGCTCGCAAATGACACACTTCTTCACATTTAACGTGCATCGTCGTGTGCGCTTGAGTCAAAATATTAGCTTTCAGTATGGTGTTAACTATTCTGAGTATAAAGAACATGGCAAGCCGGACACTGGCACAGGCTATGCGGTTGCTGTGCAGTACAAACTTAATCCTAGTGTTGCGTTGAAGCTGTCTTATGATGAGTACTATGAGAAATACAGTGAGCACTACGGCTTAGAGGAAACAAAAGGCTTGGGCTTGTCAGTTGTGGGAGTGTTCTGATGAATTCTAATGCGGCTATATTTAAGATGATGAGAGGAGAGAGCAAATGAAATACAAATGTATTAAAAGGCAGCCAGCTTGGGAAAACGTAAAAGTAGGCGAAGTCTATGAAGGCGAGGTATTAGACGGCCTACTTAAAATAGATGATGGTAGCTACTATGTAAAAGAGGGCTTCTTCGTGGCGGCAGAACCAGAATGGCTACCAAATCCAATGACAGGTGAGTGTCCTGTGCCTGATGGACATGATGTTGAAATAATGTTGAAAAATAATGTAAGGCATCGAGACAATGATCCAGAAGGATGGAATTGGAAAGCTATTGGTGATAAAGCAATTGCTCAATTCATAGACTGGACAGCATTCAGTCAGCAGCAAGCCAAGCCAACCCCAAACCAACAACCAGCACATGAATTCCTAGAAAAAGCACTAGGGCACATGCAAGACCGTGCGACCACATACGACTCAGCGAAAGGTGAGCGCAGCATGGGTAAAACTGTTGCTATGTTCAACTCTATGTATGAGCAAGAGCTAACAGAAGAGCAAGGCTGGGCGTTTATGTGCTTGCTTAAACTGGTTCGTACAAGTCAAGGCGATTTCCGCGCTGACAATTATGAAGATTTAGCGGCGTATGCTGGCCTTATGGGTGAGTCTGCTAGCCAAGGGGGTGAGTGATGATATGCCCATCATGCGAGTCAGACAACCTGAAAACACACTCAGCAAACCCGCCACGATGGATATGTGGCGACTGCTCAAAGACAACGCGCAAGCCGTTAGACGGTTATCAGTTCCCCGTAGTAGAAAAAACCAGCGACCGCTTCGTAATTACATGGGCGCAGAACGCAACGGCCCCACACGCAAGCACACTGCGTACGCTTAAGCAGTATTGCAAGCACAACAGGGCTCAGTTATTGGTCATACCAGGTCGTTACCGTAATGCCACTAGCGTATGGACTAAGGCGCAAGAAGATCAAGATTGGTGGGATAAAGAGCTAACGCCACACCTGCTAGGCCATGAGCTTGAGCTTAACCGTAACTTAGTCGTTGGCGGTGATGTGAGGCTAACACCTACCGCGGCGAATCCATTACAGGGCATGAAGACGATTAGCGGTCATAAGTCATACATTCTAGGCCATCCACAGATTGCATTCGAGACAGTGGCAACGCCTCAAAGTAAGCTGGCTAAGATTGTGACGACTACTGGCGCAATCACTAAGATGAACTACAGCGACACAACGGCTGGCAAGAAAGGCGAGTTCCATCATGAGCTAGGCGCAACACTGGTTGAACTGGATGGAAGTAAGTTCCATATCCGCCAGCTTATTGCTAACGGGCACGGGGTTATCTATGACCTAGACAAACGCTATGATGGCAAGACAATCAAATCTAAGCAGCGTGCTGAGTTCTTTGTGTCTGGTGATTTCCATGGGAAGTATCTTGACGAACAAGTAAAGGCAGCTTGGTGGACTGGTAAGGACAGCCTGTTCAACCTAATCAAACCAAAGGCGCAAGTGTTTCATGATGTGTTCGATGGTTATTTTGGTTCGCACCATCACAGGCACGACCCGTTTTTAGGTGTAAAGAAGCATTTTAAGGGTGAAAACGATGGCCAAAACGAATTAATCGACACATTACAGAAACTTGATGACTGCTTATTAGCTGATAAAAACTACATTACGAAGTCAAACCATGATGAACACTTAGACCGCTGGCTAAAAGAAACAGATTGGCGCAAAGATCCGGCTAATGCTGAGTTCTACCTTGAAACGGCGCTAGAGATAGTTAAGGTCATCAAGCACGGTGGAAGCTTTGACCCGCTGGAGTACTGGGCTAATAAGTCGGGACTGGCTAAGAAAGCTATATTCCTCAAGCGCAGCGACACGGTAAGCGTCAAGGATTACGTGTTGTCAATGCATGGGGACAAAGGCAGCAATGGCGCTCGGGGTTCACTCAAGGGCTTTGATGCTATCGGTTCGCGTAGTGTTACAGGCCATAGTCATTCACCAGGAAAAGAAAAAGGCGCTTGGCGTGTTGGTATTAGTTGCATTTATGGTTTAGAGTACGCAGTAGGTAGTCCGTCTAGCTGGATGCAAACGGGCGTTATTGGATATGCTAACGGCAAGTGTTCGCTGATTAGTTGTATTGATGGCAGTTACCGCGCCTAGTGCGCTTATGTACATATTCTGGTACTATTTATACATTAGTACTGGGATATGTACATTTTTTGGGGTTATTTATACATGACTAAAAAGCTAACCCAAAAGCAAGAGAATTTCGCCCGATTATTTGTTGAATTGGGCAATCAATCCGAAGCTTATAGGCAAGCATACGAAACAACAGCAGGCCATGAAACCGTTAATGTAAGCGCCTGCAAGCTACTTAAGAACGCTAACGTAGCCCAAAGGGTATCTGAGTTAAGAGAAAACATAGCAATGAAGCATGAAGTCACCGTTGACAGCCTCCTGAAAGAGCTAGAAGAGGCGCGCACAATCGCATTGACCTGTGAGACACCTCAAAGCTCTGCGGCCATCTCAGCGACAATGGGGAAGGCTAAGTTGTGCGGGCTGGATAAGCAGATTATTGATCATACTAGCTCTGATGGTAGTATGAGTCCTAAAGCCGCAAGCGATGCAGTACTAGACGCGCTCAATAAAAAATATGACTCCGAGTGAAATAGCGGACAATCGAACCGATCTATTGACTTTTGTTAGAACCATGTTCAAAGCTCGAAAGGGCTTAGACTTGGTTGACAATTGGCATCAAGAGGCAATATGCCAGGCACTTGAAAAAGTAGTGCTAGGCAGAACTAAGCGCCTTATTATTAATATCCCGCCTCGATCTGGCAAGACAGAGATAGCTGTAATTAATTATATAGCTTGGTGCATGGGCAACTTCCCAGACTCCGAGTTCATTCACGCATCCTATTCAAAGCGCCTTGCAACCAGTAACGCCTATAATGTCCGCGCAATAATGCAGCATGAGAAGTTTACAGAGATATTCTCACACACTGAAATAAAAGCAGACAGCTCAGCTAAAGACGAATTCAGAACGGCTCAGGGCGGCATTGTTTACGCAACCGGTGCAGACGGTACTATCACGGGTTATGGCGCAGGTAAGATGCGTGATACGTTCGGCGGGGCTATTATCATAGATGACCCACATAAAGCAGGCGAGGCTAACAGCGACACTATGCGCCAGAACGTGCTTGATTGGTTTAGCACTACGATGGAAAGCCGGAAGAATAAACCCGATACGCCTATCATCGTTATCATGCAGCGACTACATGAAGACGACCTGAGCGGTTTCCTATTAGCAGGTGGTAACGGCGAAGAGTGGGAACACTTAAACATAAGTGCCGAGGTTGACGGCGAATCATTCTGGTCTCAACAGTTTCCATGGGAAGAATTAAAGCGTAAAGAAGCGGCTAACTCCTACGTTTATGCTGGCCAGTATTTACAACAACCTGCACCTATTGGCGGTGGCATATTCAAGGACGCATGGTGGCAGTATTACACTGTCAAGCCTCAATTCGAGTGGCGTGCAATCTATGCGGATACAGCGCAGAAAACAAAAGAGCATAATGACTTTTCAGTATTCCAATGCTGGGGCAAGACAAAAGATGGCAAGGCGTACTTGCTTGATATGATTCGTGGCAAGTGGGAAGCGCCTGAGCTATTACAGCAAGCCCGTGCATTCTGGTCTAAGCATAAGAATTCAACCGATACCGGCGCACTTCGAGCTATGAAAATTGAGGACAAGGTGAGTGGTACAGGCTTGATACAAACGCTGGGGCGTGAAGGCGTCCAAGTGAAAGCGGTTCAGCGTAATACTGATAAGCTAACCAGGGCAATGGATGCAGCCCCTAGCGTGGAGGCTGGCTTTGTTTATATCAGCACTGATGTGCCTGATATTACTGATTTCTTACGAGAACATAGTCAGTTCCCTAACAGCAAGCACGACGACACGGTAGATCCATGCGTCGATGCTGTCAGTGATATGTTAGTGACTGGCAAGCGAGTCGCCCCGATTGCGTTTAGTTGGGCGAATTAAACAAAGGCCGCAATACCCGCCCATCATGCCACTCGCAGCCATACTCAAGCCAGCGCACTACCTGCGTGCGACTAACTCCTATTGAGCGGGCAAACTTTGATACGTTGCCCGCGTGGTTTTGGGTTATGTGCTGGGATAGGGTCATTTAATAACCACCTAATTTTTTGGCTTGCTTGTATTGAGATGTAACTCTGTTTACGTCTCGCCTAGCAGAGCAGGATTTACAACAGTCGCCAAGTCCATGCAATTGCTCTTTTGTGCATTTGCATTTTTCTCTTGCATCTAACACCATTTTTTGTGTTATTAATGAGCTGTAGTGCTTTAAAGTTAAAAGCTCTTGACTGTAGTGATCGGCATCGTTATCAAGCTTTACGCTTCCGATAAAATGAAAGGCCATTATCGGCCAACCATTTTGCTATGTTCTTCGTAAGCTTTCTGCCCTTCCAGTAGATCATTAAATGCATCTACAAGATTCTGGTTTGGATTGGTATTCCTAACCAAGGCCAGTGCGTTAATATAATCTTGCTCGAAAGGTGTTTTGTTTTTTGGTAGGTTGTTGTTCATGTTGTGCCTCCTAGGCGTTTTGTTTGTTTCGTTTCGATGTAGTAATAATACAATACTGTGTTATTTATACAAGCATTAATTTCAATTTATTTTGGTATGTTACAATTAACCCAATTATCTACAGGGCCAACTAATGAGCGTTTCCACTACACATCCGAACTATAATGATTTCGTGCCAATCTGGAAGCGCACCGGCGATTGCGCAGAGGGCGAGCCTCGCATCAAAGCTGGCGGGGCATTCTACCTGCCTGCTGAATTCTCTAATGATACAGAGCGCTTTAACTACTATTTACAACGCGCCTATTTCCTTGGTGCGACTAAACAAGCCCTAGCCTCAATCGTGGGCATGGTCATGCGTAAGCCTGGTGAAGTTGAATTGCCGCCACGCCTTGAAGAGCTATCCGAGAATATAGACGGTTCCGAGCGTTCTATTAATCAGATGGCGAAGTATTCAGTGACTGAGGTAGGCATTAAAGGCCGCATTGGCTATCTTGCGGACTATCCGCCGGCACCCGAGGGCATTAGCAAAGAACAGCAGCGCTTAGGTGGCTATCGTCCGTATATGAAAGCTTATACGGCTGAATCCATTATCAATTGGCGCGAAGAGGTCATCAATGGCCGTAATATGCTAACAATGGTTGTGCTTAAAGAACAGGTAGAAGACAACGATCTAGACGAGTTCGCCCACAAATTTGAAGATCAATATCGAGTATTACGCCTGCGTGATGGCGTTTACACTCAACAGCTATACGATAAAGACGGCACGGCAGGCGAGGAGCTGGTAGTGCGCCAAGGCGGTAAGCCGATGGATCACATTCCCTTCTATTTCGCAGGTGCTGAAAATAATCAGCCTGATTGCGATATGCCTTTGATGTATGAGATTGCCACGCTTGATTTGGCTTACTACCAGACAACTGCTGACCATCGTGAGAACTTGCACCAGCAGGGGCAGATTACCGTAGGCGTGGCCACAGAATACGATCCAGAAGTATGGAAAGAAGCCAACCCTAGTGGTTTCAAAGTTGGCGCTCGCACAGTTACAAATCTTGGCCCAGGGGGTTCATTCTCGTCTGTGTCAGTGCCGCCAATTACTGGCATTAGTAACGAACTTGACTACCTAAAGCAGACCATTATCGGCGCAGGTGGTAAGATCATCCAGAAGAGTGGTCAAGCTGAAACAGCAGAAGCTACTCGTATTAATGCCAGCGCTCAAAACAGTATGCTTGAAACGATGGTTGATAATATCTCAGAGGCCATGCGCTTATGTTTGAAGGAATTAGCCGCATTCATGGGTGAAACTGGCGAAGTGGTATTTGAGCTAAACAAAGACTTCTTTGATGACTCACTCGATGCAAACGTGATCAACGCAGTAACAAGTATGCAAGCCGCTGGCGTTATTGCTAAGCGCGACACTCGTTACATGTTACGTCAAGGCCGTATTGCAATCGAGGAGGGGCGCACGGATGAAGATATTGATCTTGATATTGCCAGTGAGGTTGCACTACCTGATGAACCTTCCGAGGCTTCTGCACCGCTAGAATAGCTATGTTATTATTAGTGTATAAGACATGGCAGGTGCCATGTCAAGCATTATTTATCAGGGGATAAAATGCCATTACAAATTGAACACGAAGGTAAACAATTAACCGTTTACACGCAAAAAGAATTAGATACCGAAGTTGCTGGACTTAAAACAACCAATGCCAACTTAAAAGCAGAGAAAACCGCCGAGATCGAAAAGGCGCGTGAAGCAAACGAACAAAAGCTAGCAGCAGAAGAAGCAGCAGCAAAAGCGCAAGGCGATACAGAAGCGCTTAAACGCATTTCTGAGCAGCGCGAGCAAGAAGCCAAAGCCAAGCTAAACGAGTTTAAGGCCACTATTCAAGCCGAGAAAGTAACCAACATGATTAACAAGGTTACTGATACATTAGGTGCGACTGGTCAGAAGAAAGAAGATTTAGAGGTGCTAATTAAAGCACGTTATGAATTCGGATATGACATGGACGCACACGCTGCCACCGTACGAGGCGAGGGTGTGTCAAGTGTCGACGATGTTATAAAAGTCATCAAAGAGAGTGGGCGTTATGATGCTTACTTGCCAGGTGACGGTTCCACAGGCGGAGGTTCGCAGGGGAACAATGGAGCGGGTGCTTCCACACGTAAATTTAGTGATTACACAAGTAATGAGCTGGTCGCGCTTAAACGCACTGATCCGGCTGCATATGAAAAACTACGAAGCACCGCTTCACACCTAAACTAAGGAGCCACTAATGGCAACAACGCAATTAATAGACGTTATTGACGTAACAGTCTTTCAAGATTTACCATCTGTTAACTCTCCGGAGAAAACAGCTTTTTATGAGTCGGGCGTAGCCGTTCGCACTCCGTTACTTGACAATCTAGCTAACGCAGCAGGTAAGAAAGCCGAGCTACCATTCTGGACTGACATCGACGCATCTATTGATGCAAATATTTCAAGCGATGATCCAGCAGTATTGGCAGCCGCTCAGAAGATCGAGCAAGGCGAACAAATCAGCCGCAAAGCGATGTTAAACAAAGGCTTATCAGCTTCTGATTTAGCAACTGAGTTGGCCATGGGCGAGAACGCCATGCAGCACATTCGTAACCGTGTTGACACCTACTGGACTCGTCAATGGCAGCGTCGCTTGATTGCAGCTTGTGATGGCGTACTAGCTGACAACATCTCAAACGATGGCGGTGACATGGTTGTAGACGTAGCTTCTGAATCAATCGCTGGCCAGTCTGCTGCGACTAAATTCAGCCGTTCTAACTTCACTGCTGCTGCGTTCACTTTAGGCGATGCGTTCACTAATACCGGTGCAATCGCTGTTCACTCTCAAGTGTACAAGCAAATGGTTGACGCTGATGACATCGACTTCATCCCTGACTCACAAGGTCAAATGACTATCCCAACTTACATGGGCAAACGTGTAGTAGTTGACGATGGCATGACTGTTACTGCTGGCTCAACTGATGGCTTCAAATATACAACTGTATTGTTTGGCGCTGGCGCATTCGGTTATGGCGAAGGTATGCCAGAATACCCAGTTGAACTACAACGCTCAGAAGCAGGCGGCAACGGTGGTGGTATCTCTACCCTATGGACTCGTAAGACCCAAATCTTGCATCCGTTCGGTTTCCAGCATACTGGCACTCCAGCTGGTGACTCGTTCACAATTGCTGAGCTTAAACTTGCAACAACTTGGAATCGTGTTGTAGACCGTAAGTTAGTACCGTTGGCGTTCTTAATCACCAACTAATTAGAATAGCCCCCGCAAGGGGGCGTTTTAGGGTAAAACATGGCAGAATTAAACAAAGATGGCCTAATAGTAGGTCAAGAAGTAGATTTTACAACCATCATGCGAATTAACCGCGAACGCAAACAAGAGGGCGTAAAGAATGACAACACTGATAAGCCCGACCTATGCGACGCCGGAAACTCAGATCTACCAGTCGTACAAAAAACAGCACGACCGAAAAAGACGAAAAAGTCATAACCCTGGTTTTATAGTTAGTTATCCATACGTCACAAACTTCGTTCCAGGCTACTTAGATCCTGAAAACTGGGCTGTAGCTGACCCTGATGGCTCAGTTATCAATACAGAAATAGATAACCCGAGTGATTCAAATATCGCTGGATTGTGCAGTATCACCAGTGGGAACTTAACAATACTCACAACCTTCAGTTCTTTTAATTCTCTTTCTGGTGAAAAAATATATATGTGTCTCATTGTCAAGAATATAGATGCTGAAAATATATTTGTTCGATTCCAGAGTGATGCAGGAATAGCCGATCAAACTCAGGTGAGCTTGACGACACTATCAAAAGTGACAGGTGGATCAAATATACTGACCCAAGATCTATCAAATGGGTTTAGCTTGTTGCAGATTGAATATGTGACTATTAGCGACTTAATAAACGCGGATGTCTTGGTTTATTTAAATGGAGATGGAGGTTCTGTTTATTTACAAGCTGCATTTTTCGGAAAGGCTGACGACTTCCCAGCTAACGTGATGCCAACGCTATGAGAGTGCCATCAATATTACAAGGGCTACCTGATGACCTGCTGACCAGTTATGTGGTTGAAAAGAGACTGGTTAAAGTCTACTCAGAAGACTATCTGTCTCTAATATCGAAAGGTCAGATAGCTGGCCACAAAATGCTCTATGTGAATTCAAACGCTGAGATTATAGGTGCCACTGAAAAATTAATTTGGCCGTTTGATAGTGCTTACGTTTACAATGACACGCCAGCTACATTGTATTTATCCAGTACTAGCGCTGGGGATGCTGGTTCTGTATTAATTGAATGGCTAGACTCTGATTATAAGCAGCAAACATCTGTAGTTGCTCTCAATGGCCAGACACCAGTGGCGTTTGCACTGGGCGTAGGGTTAAGGGTTAACAAATGCAGAGCCATCGGTTCTATAACTCCAACAACTGGCGACGTTTATATCTCGAGAGAGAATAATCACACTGCTGGTGTGCCCAACAATACGGCCTCAATACTTAGTGCGTTTAAGGCAACATCACAAACCAGTAACCTTGCTGCATTCACAGTGCCAGCGGATAAAACTTTATTTGGTGTAACCGGTTACTTTAGTGCGCCAAAGGGCAGGGACAACGACTTCTACTGGAACGTTAGAAACCCAACACTTGGCATTCCGCCAACTCGCACAAACGTGGTTAGCGTGTACCAAAGTACAATAGAAGTTGATTTTGCTTTGACTGCTATTCCAGAGAAAACAGACGCTTATTTTTCAGCCAATACTCAGACATCTAGTGGCCGTGTTAGTTGTCGAGTTGTTGGTGTACTGGTTGATAACGAATATTTATAGGTGATATATGGCACTAATAGGCTACGTAACAACAGAAGCATATGAGGCGGCGGCAGCGGCTAGGGGTATCACCCTAACCAAAGACTCGGCGCAAATGCTTACGCTTGCACTTGACTATATGCAATTGCAATCATACAAAGGTGAAAAAACAGACCCTAATCAGTCTCTTGCATTTCCCCGCGACGGCAGCACAGAGATTCCACCAGACATTATTGGGGCGCAAATACAGGCGGCTGTAATTTATGACCAAGGCGGCGACCCTATTGGCACAGTCGGCCCACGAGTAATTGAGAACACCGTACACGGCGCAGTGACACAGCGCTTTAGCGACTCAGGCACAAGCACGCCAATCTACCGCAAGCTTAATGCAGCTTTGCGACCGTTCTTATCGAATGGTGGCTCAGGACTGCAAATGGTGGCTACTCGTGGCTGATTTCTATGACAATATGCAAGGCGTGGCCACTGAGCTTTTGACTGAGTTTAATCAAGGCTCTATGTCATACAATTACATTACGGGCGGCACAAGCCCGTTTGATGGGCCTGCTACAGCTACAGCGGTTCCATTTAAAGGCACTGCTACTGGTGTTGCGTTTAAATACCGTAATGACCTTGTGACGGCTTCTGATATTGAAATTACGGCGGCTGTGTTTGATCCTGCACCACTACCTAATGGCACTGTGACTATTGACGGAACAGAGCGCCAAATCCTATCAGTGATGGCAATCCCCGCCGCTGGCACCCCTTCCATATATAAAATATTTGTCAAAGGCTAATCTTTGGGCTAGTATCATGGACGATACTGACTAAAGGAGAGTAAAATGGCAAAACTAACACGCGAACAAGTAGCACAGCTTAGTGATGTAGAGCTTAATCGGGGTATAGCTTGGTGTTATCCAACAGATGGGTGCGTATGGAATGATGGTTTCTTTCATTACTGCTCATTAAAAGGTGCATTGAATTACCTAGCCGACTACAACCTGACTATGCCGCTGGCGGTTAAGTATAGACTTTGTATACAACCAGCAAAAGCAAGCCCTGACGCATGGCTTAGCTATGATAAACACGGCGCATCATCATTTATGCGTGCAAACCCACTACGCGCAATCTGCGAAGTACTGTTAATGATAGCTATGGAGAAATAGACATGACTCTAACAACTATCGAAGGCATATTTGAATCAAAGACTCAATTCACCCTTATAACAGGCTCAAAACCAAGTAAGATATTAATGGACAAAGCCACTTATAATTTGTTTTACGCAAATGAGCTATCACTGAACCCAGAATCAGTAATGTATAAGGATTATACCAGTGGGTCAATCTTGGTTTTCGGCATGCCCATTTATAAATCAGACAGGAGCTGCATATTATGACCACATTCTGGCCAAAACGAGACGAAGACGGGCGACATATTAGCGAGCCAAAACCACTATCCGAACTAATAGCAAAACTCGACCCTGATGTTGTTGAGCGGGCGCGGGCGGATGTTGATAATGAATTGAAGTGCGCCAAGTGCGATGGGTATCAGATAATTGCATTAGATGGCGAAATATACAATTGCGAGTGCACAGAATGACAATCAACCTAGACCTAATCGCAAGCCGCCAAGAGTCCGCAATGTTGCGCGCATTCACTCAGGCCATTAGCGATATAAAAAACAGCACTAAGCTGTCCGAATTAGAGCGCCTTATTTCGGACAATGATATTGATGGAGCCATTCGCCTACTTGGCCTAGAACCCGCATCTTTTGAGGGTTTAGAGGAGGAGATATACCAAGCCTATCGTACAGGAGGGTTGACAGGAGCGGCCCAAATTTGGTCTGTTCCAACCCAGATTGGGACTCTTTCTATGAACTTCAATATTTCAGCGCCCGCAGCTGTTGAATGGGTACGCAATCAGTCTAGCCAATTTATTACTGAGATGGCCGAAGGCCAGCAACAACTTGTTCGTGAAGTGATAGCTACCAACTTAGACAAGGGCATCAATCCTAGACAGTCTGCACTTGACCTAATCGGGCGCGTGAACGACGCAGGCAAGCGTACAGGCGGTAACATAGGGCTAACAACACAACAGGCCGGATGGGTTAGTAAAGCCCGTGAAGAGCTACAGAGCATCGATAAGAACTATCTATCCCGTGACTTGCGAGACAAGCGGTTTGACTCGCTAGTGCAGAAAGCCATTGCTGATGGTAAGCCACTAACCAAAGCGCAGATTGATAACGCTATTACTCAAATGCAGAACAAGACCTTGAAGTACCGCGGTGACGTTATTGCGCGTACTGAGTCTATCAATGCACTGCGTGCTGGCCAGCATGAATCGCTAATGCAGGCAGCCGACAAGGGCGACGGCTCGCGGGATGATGTTAAGCGTTTTTGGGATGCCAGTGGTGATAAGCGCACACGACTAGACCATTTATTAATGGAAGACCAAGAACGCACTGGTGATGCACCGTTTACGTTCCCTGATGGATCACAGGCACGATTCCCTGGTGACAACAGTCTAGGCGCACCAGCCAAGCAGCTTATTCAGTGCCGTTGCCGTGAGCGCATAGAGATTGATTTTATAGGTCGACTGAAAAGAATTGACGGGTTTAGGTAGTGGTGCTAGGCTGGGTTAAACCATTGGAGTAACGACATGACAACCCTAGCCTACAGCCGCAAAGAAAACGTGATAGCCGTTGATAGCCGATGCACTAGCGGAGGCATAGCGATTAGCAATAAATCAAACAAATGGATAACCAAGGGGCAGAACGTTTATTTCTTCTGCGGTGATGTGGCAGACGTTGAGCGATTAGTTGACCTTATCGAAGATGGCATAGAACAGCTAGATGAAGGCGAGCACCTAGATGCCACCGTTATTCTGGCGCTACCTGAGCCAATGACTTTTTACGTTGATGATTCTATTATCAAGACCTATAAGCTGCATTATGATGATTACACAGCTTATGGCACTGGCGCACCTTGGGCTTTATCCGCATTTGATCACGGAGCCACCGCTAAAAAGGCCGTCGAATACGCCATGACCCGCGACATATACACAGGCGGCAAGGTGGTACAATATGACCTAACAAAGCAGAGGTTTAAGAAGTGACCTTCACCGCAAGTATAGACAAATTCATTGCCAAGTCTGAGGCTAAGCTCGAGGCCGTAGTCAAGACTGCTGTGCAAGATACAATCAACGAAGCGCAGACAATAGACGATAAGGGCGGCTTTATGCGGTTCGACACTGGCTTTCTTGCTAATAGCGGCATGGCTTCTATTGGTACATTGCCAGTTGGCGAGAGCAAAAACCCAGGTATTCAGCTACCAGAATGGAATCCACAATCAATAGCAGCTGCATTATTACAATGGGACTTAAACAGCCCTTTCTATTTTGGATGGGTTGCAAACTACGCCAGAGCGCGTGAAAACAAAGACGGATTCATGAGACGAGCGGCGCAGAATTGGCCGCAGCATGTTAATAAGGCAGTGGCTAAGGTTAAGGCGGCGAGTAAATAATGCAAACAAACTCAGATATATATCAAGCGTTTATTGAGAAAATCAACACAGCCTTCGGCAATGATTTCAGAATTAGCTATGAGGGCTACAGTTTTACGCCCCCAAGTAATGGTATTTGGCTAGAGCTTAAACACTTTCCGAATACTGGCATTGATCAATCTTTGTCCAGCAATACGGTATTAGCTCAAGGTTTATTCCAAGTAACTGCAAAGAGTCGCAAGGAGAAGGGCATCAAGCATATTTACAATACATGCAATTTGGTACAGGCTGAATTTCCAAAGAACACAATAATCGCTGGCACATGCCGAGTGAGTGCTGTACCTTACCAGTCTAGCCCACTAACAGAAGACGACCGCATATCGGTTGGGCTTACCATTCCCTACTCTGAATAGCTAGCTTTAATTATGGTATCATTGGCTTACATTTAAACCAATGAGGAAAACCCATGGCTGAACTATTAAAGTCCGGCGTTGGTGCTACGTTTAGCATCGTTGCCGGCGAACCTGCTACCTATGACGATACCGGCTTTGCTGCTCTAACATTCGCAGAAGTTGGCGAAGTTATTTCTATTGGCGCTTACGGCGGCACAGCAGAAGTCCTAACTCAAACACCTGTCAAGTCTGGCATCATCAAGAAAGTAAAAGGCTCCACTAACTACGGCTCTCAAACGCTACAGTTCGGCCTTGAGACTGATACCGGCCAAGCTGCCCTACAGTCTGGCTTTGATGGCGCTAACAAAGACGCAATCCACAGCGTTAAGCTTGAATATTCTGACGGCTCTGTACGTTATTACACCGGCCTTGTGACTTCTTTCGAGTTCCAAGAAATTAGTGCAAGCTCGTTCGTAAACGCCGCTTCGACTATTGAAGTGAACAATTCAGTTGTAGACGTGGTACCTGCATAATATGGATTTATCTAGTCTAGCCCTTGAGCAAACCGCTGAAATGATTCTAAAAGATCCAGTGTCCGGTGTGGATACCGACGCCGTGATTGTTTTATACGGCAAAGACTCAAAACAGTATCGTGACGCTTTTGCAGTACAAGCAAAGAAAGCCGCAGCCATGAAAGCAAGCGATAGCGATTATCAGGAAAAGCTCTCGGAGCTAGGCTTAGATATTTTCATCAAATGCACCAAGGATTGGCGCAATGTAGGACTAGACGGGAAAGAGCTAGAATGCACGCCTGAAAACGTGGCAATGATGTACAAAGACGAGCGCTTTGTATGGATACATAATCAAATTAGTGCCTTCATGGAGAAGCGCGCAAATTTTATGAAGCGTCCATAGAGGCGCTTTTAAACTGGGCAAAAATGGAGGCGTTTCTTGATACAACTCCAAACGAGGCCAAAATATGCAGGCGTGAACAAGGTGGATTAAAGTCCAACCCAAAAGGGCCATTGGCTTACCTGATTGATACGTTTAACGAGCTTGGCCAAATTGTTTCAGGCGATGGCGGTCAACTAAGGCCGCTTAACTGGTCAGACTTGGCTGGGTATTGCCAAGTGACCGAAACAAAGCTTGACCCGTGGGAATGTAAAACCCTAATAGATATGTCAGTCACTTATTTGTCTTCACATTTTAAATACAAAGACCCGCGCAGTCTAGCGCCTATAGCTGGAGAATTTAATGGCTGATATTGCAGAGTTAGGTTTAAAGATAAACAGCCAACCAGTTGAACAAGCTGGTGCAAAGCTAAAGAATTTCGGCAAGATTGCGAGTGATACAGAGCGCAAGGTACTGCAGTCCACTAATGGTATGGCCACTGGGTTTAAGTCGTTTAACACGTCTGTTAAGTCCGCCGCACCAGTTGTTACTACGTTTGAAAAAACCGCAAAGACGGCCGCCACTACAAGTGGTAACTTCTCTAATAGCATTCGTCAAATATCACTACAGCTTTCACAGGTAGCGCAGCAAGGTGCCGTGACCGGTGACTTCTTCCGCGCGTTTACTGTCCAGCTTCCGGATTTACTCCTAGGCTTTGGCACACTTGGTATCTTGATTGGTGCAGTGGCCGGCGCACTGGGCGGGCCGTTGATTGATGCGCTAACAGGTTCAAGCAAGGCGATTAAGAATGTAGACGAAGACATTGCAGACTTAACAGATGGCTTTGAGGAGCTAACAGACGCGCAACGTGCTTATGTTCTTTTGTCGTCTGAAATAAAGCAAGCTGACTTGCAAAAAGAATTCGACGATATAGCGCAAGAAGTAAAGACCGCTGCTGATGAATTAAAGGTGCTTGAGCAGGGCTTTAGACTTATATCTCGTGGCGATAGAACGCAGCGGGTTACTGTGGCTGCGGATGCAGAAGACATTCAAGAAGCCGAGCTTGCACTGAAAAGACTTAGTGCGGTTCGTGACAATATAAGCTTAAAGCTTGAGCGTGAGATAAAGCTACAAGATGAATTAAAAAACGCCACTGATTTAACAACTCAGGCAGCGCTTGAAGCCAGCCGTGAACAATCAAGGACTGACCTACTTAATCAGCTTGAGAATGCAACAGACGCCATACGTACAGCAGGTAGTACACAAACAGAGATAGCAGTCCGCGCGGCCAGTGAGCGTAACTCTATTTTGGCAGCTGCTTATAATCAGGACTTGATTAGTTTTGCTGAGTACCAAGAGCAGCGTGTTCAAAACCAGTTAAACCTACAAGCCGAACTAACAGAGATTGACGAGAAAGCGCAACAACAACGCACACAGATACTAACAGCAGGCCAAGAGGCAGCTTTATCAGCCAGTGGTCAGCTATTTGGGAATCTTGCGGCCATTGCAAAAGAAGGCGGGGAGGATCAGTTCCAAGAGTATAAAAACCTTGCGAGCGCTCAGGCTGCTATTGCTGCATCATTGGCAGCTATTAAGGCATTAGCGGAGGGTGGCCCGATACTAGGGCCAGCTTTGGCTGTATCTATTGGTGCCGTTGCTGCAATCCAGATTGCCAAGATACAAGGTCAAGAATACCAATCTAGCCGCGCAAGTGGGGGGCAAGCTAAAGGCCGTGTATTAGTTGGTGAGAACGGGCCAGAAATATTAAACATGGGTAACAGCACTGGCTCTATTACTTCAGCTGCTGGCACGAAACAAGAGTTAGGTGGCCAAACCGTCCAACAGGTATTTAACATATCACCTGGACTATCCGGTGCAATCCAAGCCGAAATGCGAGCTATGTTACCATTGATAAAACAAGTTGCCATTAGTGGCGTATCAAGCGATATAAGAAACGGCGGCTCGACCGCCAAGGCCGTGGGGATTAGATAAATGGCAGACTTTCCAAATATTGAACCGGATTTAGAAGAGATTGGTTTGATTGCTAATAATCAGATTTATGATTCAATCCTAACTGGCCAAGTTCAAACAGCATCATTAAGCGGTGCGAAATGGACGTGCACACCAACATTCAGTAACCGCAACGGCAAAGAAGCGCGTGATTTACGTGCATTTATCTTTGGGCAGAATGGTGTGTCTGGCCGGTTTAATTATTATCCTGCCTCAATAGATAACGTTGGCACACATGCTGGGCTGGGTGTGGTCGATGGAGCTGGGCAAACTGGAAGCACATTAGAGACTACGGGATGGGATGCTGATCAGCCTCTGTTGTTTGCTGCTGGTGATTACATAACCGCAAACGGCGAAATGAAGATGGTGACTGCTGATGTACCAGTGGGGCAGGATTATATTGAGTACGATGAAACTAATTACATGCCTAGTCCGTTTGATCCGAGTGGTTGGACTGATGGCGCTAACGGCACAGTTGACAACGTGATTATTGCCAATCCCTCTGGGGCGGATGTACTAGGATTAGCAGAACAAACAGACGTTGGCACTTTTACTTTTCAGGATAGTTTTTCTAATGATCTGGCAGTAAATATTGGCGATAAAGTATATATGTCAATATTAGTAAAACCAGAAGATACAAGCGGCACTTTTGACATAGTTATGGTTATGGGGGGCACCGCTGTGCCAACTAGAACGTTAAGATTTAACGCTAAAACAAATACATTTATATCTAGTAGCATGACAGGTTACAAAACCACAGACCTAGATAATGGTTTTTTATTATGGGAGTGCTTTTACACAGTCCCAGCGAATGATTCTGATATGTTTGCACGGTACACATTTATTGAGAACGGCGGCGGCGCTGATGCGCCAATAGGTTCTAAATGCTACGTACAAGCCACATTCTTCGGCAAAGCCGACGACTGGCCAGCTAAGCTACGCGCAAACGCAATCATACCAATCACGCCGCCTATGCGCACAAGTCCAGCTGATGGTGCATTGATAGAGGCTAGCAATCCCTACTTCCAAGGGCGCTTAGAATCGGATGACATGAGCCGTTTGCAGGTAAGCTCGCCAGTTATCTATAACACAACGCTTTCGATCGTGGAGGCGTTCTGATGGATGCGGCAGTTATTACGGCGCTGGAAAGTGAGCACTTCGACATTCGGTTTTTAGTTAAATTCGAGTTAGATAGTGGCACGCTTTTCTATACCACTAATCCGAATGGCGCTACCTTCGACGGGGATGATTATACCTTTCTTGGTGCTATTGGCTCGCTATCAGATTCAAAGGAAACCGACCAGTTAGACCCTAGTGAGTATCAAATAGGCATCGGTGGTGCTGACCCTACAATCTTGGCTCTATTCCTTAGTGAGCCAGTAATTAATCGCAAGTGTTCAATAATAACCGTGGTTTACCAAAATGGTATACTTATCGGAGAAATGACACGGGTTGAGGGCTTTATGCAACCGGCGACTATATCGCAGGGAAAAAGCTCATTAATAACTATACCCATCAAAGATGATTTAGCGGATTGGGATCGTAATATTGAACAACTATACACAGATGCAGCACAAAAACGAATCAATCCTAATGACAATTGCCTCGAGCATGTTAGCGAACTTGCAAGTAAAGAAATCCGCTGGCCCGCAGCTTCTTTCTTTTAAGGGGGTTTAAGTGGGTTTATTTGACAAGGTAGGCGACCGTCTTAGTGATGCAAGAGCCACGCTAGGCGATGCGCTAGATCTTATCGCCCCAGTTACATTTGGGGTTATAGATGCTCTTGAGTATTTGGGTAATGAGTTAGTAAAGGCATTAACTCCAGATATTGACTACTCAGACCGCAAGGTCAACACCCGCGGCCCTGCTACGCCTAGGCGTATTATTTACGGCGAGGCTCGTGTAGGCGGCCAAGTTATATTCACGGACTCAACCGGCGACGATGACAGAAACCTTAGAATGGTTATTGCATTTGCTGGCCATAGCTGTGAAGAAATTGGCGATATTTATATCAATGACGACTTGGTTACAGATCCTAAGTTTGACGGCCTTGTCTCTGTGTTCAAACAGCCTCAAACTGGCGTTAATGAAACGCTTAACTTTGCCAACGAGTATGCAGGAAGAACGAACTATCTTTATGAGCAGATAGCCTATGTATTCATAGTTTTCAAATATGATCAAGAAGTGTTTGCCGGTGTGCCGAATGTTACGGCTATCGTTAAGGGTAAGGACACCATCTACGACCCGCGCACTGGGCAGAGTGGCTACACTGATAACGCCGCTTTGTGTATGCTCGACTTCTTGCGTACTGAGCGCAAGCTTTCCGACGATTTAATTGATATGACCTCTTGGGCTAATGCCGCTGATATCTGTGACGAACAAGTCGCAGCCGTTAACGGCGGGACTGAGCCACGCTTTACGCTTAACGGTACGTTAATCCGCAACGGTTCTAAGCTTCAAGCACTGACTAAAATGGCGGTGAATTCTGGCATCTACCCCGCTCGTGAAGAAGGTATATATAAAGCTGTGCCGCTTGTTTATACTGCGCCCGCAGTTGATGCCGTTGTCGATGAAACAGATATTATTGGCGACATCCAGATAACAACCGGTAACGGCAAGCAAGACAAAATCAATACTATTGTTGGCACCTATATCGACGCAGCCACTAATTACGAGCAAGTCGAATACCCATCTATTCAAACGCCAAACTACGAGACAGAAGACCGTGAAGTGCTACAGCAATCGGTTGATTATCAGCTAGTAAATAGCGGGACACAATGCCGCCGGTTATCGAAAATAGCATTAGAGCAATCACGTCGAGGGATTACTGTTTCATTTAATGGCCGTTATCGGGTGTTGCAGTATCCGGTTGGTAGCAGGATTAAACTGAATTATTCAGCATTCGGCTGGACTGAAAAAATATTCCGAGTGGTTAGCCGTACTGTTAGCCCACAGTCTGGTGTTAATGTCATTCTAAAAGAAGACGACCCAGCTATCTATTCATGGGAAGAAGGCGACGCACTGGCTACAGTCGTGCCGCCATTCTTAAACCTGCCTAATCCTAATGTGGTTGGTGCACCTTTTGACTTGGAAGTCACTGAGACACTCTACCAAGCGAACACACAAGCCGCCGTTAAGGTTCGAGCCGCTTTTACTTGGTCAGCTAATGACGCATCTATCCGCCATTATGAATTAGAAGGCTCATATCAGGGCGGGCCATATCGGGCCTTGAGTTCGTTTATAGCTGGCAATGAATTCAAGTTTGACGATTTACAAGTTGGTACATGGGTGTTTCGTGTTCGTGGCGTTAATAGTATTGGGGTTAAATCGCCTTATGCTGTGCTTGCCTATAATATGCTTGGCAAAACCGCCCCGCCTAGTGATGTGACAGGCTTTAAAGGAACTGTGCGCCCATTCGGGATTGAGATAAGCTGGGATGAAGTACCCGATTTAGATATTGATTTATATGAAATTCGTTTAGGCCTAAGTTGGGATACCGGTACAGTATTGCAGCGTATGTCTGCTTTGAATTGGTCGTGGGAAACCCGCCCGACTGGCACAGAACGCTTGTTTATTAAAGCCATAGACACCAGTGGCAACTATTCACAGAACGCCAGTGAGGCGCAGATCGTAATACTTGCACCTAAAGCACCATCACCGGTTAGTGCGACCGTTATTGATAACAATGTGGCTCTTCGTTGGATTGATGCTACTAGCTCATTCAGTATTGCCAAATATGAAGTTCGCAAAGGTGAGACGTTTGAATCCAGTGCTTTGCTTTACGAGGTAACTGGCACAGGCAAACAAGTACAAGAAGTTGCCAAGGGCACCTATACTTATTGGGTGCGCGGTATCGACATTAAAGGCAATGCTGGACCTGCTGCGGGTGCCACTGCAAACGTAGACCAGCCGCCTGATTTTGTGTTGCAATCCGATGCTAATCTGGACTTAACGACTGCCACAGTCGTAAATATGGCCGATACGATTAGTGCGGGTATTACGATTGATAATGACACCATAACGATTGATAACGATGCTATAACAATTGATAGCGATGTCATGAGCGTGTGGGTTGGCCCCTGTAACACTACTGAGACATGGGCGGAGCATTTCGAGAAATTGCCGGGCTACGTTTTGCCTACAACTATCGATAACGACACAATAACAATAGATAACGATACGTTACTAATTGATAACGATTATCAATCTATTCAGCAATTGCAGATTAACAACGGTTTTAATAGCTACTTACAACCAACGCCTGCCAGTGCAAGCTTGGAAGTAGTAGAAGACTATCAGGGAATTCTGGCGCTGTCTCGAATTCAAGTAACGCCAGATGTCGAGGTATTATCAGGCGCACCAACTGCGACTTATACGACCAGCTATTCGACTGATGGTATTACTTACACAGACGTAGCAGGAACCGAGGCGGTAGGTATTAATTTCCGCTATGTGAAAGTAAGGGTTGATATTACCAGCACGTCCGAGCTTGACCTTCTGCGAATAAACCACCTTCGTGTTAGACTTGACGTTAAATTAAAGACTGATGCAGGGCGTGTTGTTGTGTCGTCTACAGGTGGCACACCGATAACTTTTAACGTGCCATTTGTTGATATTCAATCAATCACTGTGGCGGCCAATGGGACTACATTTAGAAATGCAATATATGATTTTATTGATACCCCTAACCCTACAGGGTTTGATGTGTATCTATTCGATGAGAACGGCAACGAGCTATCTAGCGGCGAAGTGTCATGGCAAGCGAGGGGCGTGTAATGGCTGCTGATTTTAATAAGCCCACAATTACTGGCGATGCGTATGTAGACGTACTTGGCGAAATACGCGCCCAGTTTGAAGTCGTTAGTACTATGTCATACGGTGACGCGCTTAATACCAAAGTTGGCGCTGTACAATTCTTGGATGGTTCTTTACAGAAATGGAGCGGTTCCAGTTTTGATGTTGTACCAGTATCAATCACAGGTGGCGGCACAGGGGCAAGTACTGCTGCCGGTGCTCGAACTGCTTTGAATGTAAATGAGAAAGGAACATTAGCCGCACAGGTTCGCAGTAATGCAGAATCGGATGCTTTGTATGTGCCGCAATCGCGGACTATTAGCACGGCTGGCGCATTAAATGGCGGGAACTCGCTTGACAGCAATATCAGCTTAACCGTGAATAGCGCAACGACTAGCCAGCAGGGTGTTGTGCAGTTGTTTAACGGTCTTAATAGTACTAGCACCACTCAGGCTTTGACTGCGGCTCAGGGGAAGGTTTTGAATGATATACAATATAGTCAAGCATCAAATATTGTATACCTTTTGGATTTTGCTTCCGTAACTATTGATTACCAAGAAGCTACAATATCAGCTAGTGGGACACTTACAGGTGGCGATGCAAAAATAGTAAAAGTCGGGAATATGGTGACTATTAGCGGTAAATTCTTGCATTCAAGTTCAACTTTGCGGGCTAGTAATACAGGTGCCATTCCCTCATGGGGCCGCCCTGATTCAGATGGCGCTCTAAACTGCTATGTGTTCGAGGATGGCTCAAATACAGGTCGGCGTGTCTTTGTGAATAGTAATGGCCAAATATCTTTCTTTTATACGGCCTCTGTGACGGATACGCTTGGCTTTACAATCTCTTACACAATATAGGAACCAACATGGCAATACAAACATTAAACGTAGGCTCAGGCCCAGGCGCTGGAGACGGCGAAGGGCTACGAAGCTCACAGGTAAAAGTAAACTCAAATTTTGCAGTGGCTGAAAACGCTGCTTCAAAGATTGTGCAGGCATCTAGTGCGGATACGACTGCTGACAAAGTTATGATGTCAGACTACGCATGGCGAGGCGCTCAACTAGGTGATTATTTCACCTACGGCGGAACGGCTAATGCCATTACGCTAACCAGTGCCAACCTAAAAGCAGGTGGCACGCTTATAGCTGGCATGAAGTTTAGGTTTAAAGCCACTACCACAAACACCGGCGCAACTACTATTGCAGTTGATGGCGGCTCAGCTACGGCTTGCGTTACTCCGACAGGCGTTGCGTTACCGGCTGGTTTTATTCGCACGGATGTGATTACAGAGTGCGAGTATGATGGTTCGAGTTTTGTTGTTAGTCGCAAAGTTGAAAGTGGTAGTAATGCAAGCGGGGACTGGACGAAGTGGGAGGATGGAAGCCTCTCTATGCGCGTTTCTGGTACTAGCAATCTAAATATTACAAGCGCGTCAGCACTTGGCGGTTTTTATGGTGATATACTAGGCATTGCGTTTCCAGTCGCTGTTGTAGGCACTCCATCCATATCCCCATCTGGGAATGATTCATGCGGTGATGTAGGAGCTGCTTCATATACAACAACCACTTTTTCCCTTAGATTTAGGACTGTATCTAGCTCTAGCGCTGTACCAGTTAGTAAAGCCGCGATAATAACAGGCAAATGGTACTAACACTGCGCTACCTAGGATACGCCTTCATAGGCGTATTCCTGCTTGGGCTGCTTGTGGCTGGTTTTGGGTATGTTGTGGCGAAGTGGTTAGACGGTCAAAGCCGAGGCCTACAACTGCGGCAAGTAAAACAAGAAGCACACCGCCGGAAACCTTCCAATATGCGTTATTGGTAGCCTGGTTCTTCTCCAAATCTGTGACACGGGGAGCAATCTGATCTAGTGTTTTATCTATCTTGTCAAGCATTTTGTCTTGTGACTTGCGCATCAAGCTCACTTCATCTACAACTTTCGTAAAATGCAAGTCTGTCCGCTCATTGCTCTGTCTTATACTTTCGTGTATTACAATCAAGTGGTTGTCCAATTCTCTTCTCGTTACGTGTTCGGGTTCCATCAAACATGCCTTAAAAATTAGTGTATATTGTAACCTTGATTATACATTAAACAATCGGTAAACAGTACCAAGTGGGTAAGGATGTGACATGGGCGACATAAGTAAGGATTTTAATAGATCGGAATTTGAGTGCAACTGCGGTGAATGCGGGCTTGATACAGTGGACGCTGCCTTGCTGGCGCTATTACAGGATGTGCGAGACAAGTTTGGGCCGTTGAAGGTAACTAGCGGGCATCGTTGTGAGGATTATAATAACTTTGTAGGCGGCAGTAAGAATAGCTACCACTTGCAAGGACGTGCTGCTGATATTGTACCGCTAAAGGCTGATATAATCGAAGTGGCAAATTACATTGAATCAATCAACCATCAAGGCGGTATGGGCGTTTATGACACGTTCGTTCATCTTGATACACGATCATATAAAGCCCGGTGGAGGGGTTAATTATGGAATACTTGAACATTTTACTAGCAGTAATAGGCGGTGCGTCTCTAATCCTTAAAGGCTTAGAAATGATCGCAGGCATTACGCCAAGCACTAAAGACGACATCTATGTCAGCAAGGCCAAGAAATACGTTGGCTACGCTGCTGCGTTCCTTGAGAAGATTTCGCTTGGCTTGAAAAAGTGAAAACCCTAGCACGGCTAATCAGTGTACTGCTCTCAATGTGGGAGCAGTACCAAGCCGAACGAAAGGCAAATAAACGGGCGAGGGAACTGGATGCGTTACGCAAAGAACCTGTTAATTGGTATCGTAATCATTTTGGCGGGGTGCGTGACGTGCCCAACAAAGCCGATGATGCCGATAAAGCCAATACTAAGCCCGACTGAACAAGAAGACGGCTCCCTGCTGTTTAGCAGGGATGATGCCGTAAAGCTGGGGGTTTATGTTATTGAGTTGGAGTCTGGTTACGAGCCATAAACGAAGCACAAGCCGCCACAACCTGCTCGCTTGCATCATACTTAGGTTCGCCTAAGCTTTCCTGATAACTCTGTTCATGCGTCCATCCAGTCGCGACTAGGCACAATGCTAGCGCCCATATTGCTGCTATGTTGGCGTAGGTCATTTTTCTAGCTCCGTTAGTAGTGAGTCTGCTAATACTTCCGACTCACTAGCTATTAGTTGGTTTGAAATTGTAGGGCCAGATGCGCATATGCCCTGCATAGCCATAGAAGCTATACGCTTACGCTCACCTTTTACAATAATAGCGTCAAGTTCTGGATCACCTGTTTCAGGTACGCCCATTTGTAGGCAGAATTGTTCGCGTTTTGTTAGGCCGTTACATATAGGTTTCATGTTAACCCCATCTATCTGCTCACCTATAGGCATTGCTGGCATATCTGCGTTGTTCATTTTAATAGCTCCGGATTTTCGTGAATGTTGCCGATGACTTTAATAAACTCACTACCTATTCCGCAATGCCTATCTGACTCTACGCTCCTCAAGTTAAAGCCAGCACCCTCAAACTTAACCAAGCATAATCCAAGCAAGTTATGGTCTACAATATCAACATCGTAAATCTCAACTCCATTTGCGTCTTTTAGGCCGGTGTATTGCATTAGATTGCACTCATTGATTTTGTAAGAGATATCAGTCCCTTGCTCAAAATAAACCTCATCATGCATCCAGTCTATAACGCAAACATCCATGATTGTTTTTGTCATAGGATGTATGCCTTTAAACTTAATCTCTCTCATTCCATATTCTCCAATTCGTGCGCGTAGTAGTCGTCCATTAATTCGTTGTGCTCTTTCTCGGTCAGATGCCAATCAAGAAGACCGGATTCGTCATACAATTTATATTCAATCTGCGCTGGCCATTGGTCTTCTTCGTATGACCACTGAATTTCAGGCTCGTAGTGTGTAACCACTACCGTTACAGCTTCGCCTCGGATTATTGTGCTGAATTCGGTCATAGCTCACCTCGTGCTTTTGCTAGTGCCTGCTTGCATCGGCTAATTAGTAGACCATCACCATCATCATTAAAATCAGGCTGGCGCTCAATCATGGACAACGCTTCTTCTAGTGTGCTTACCAATGCATCATGGCAATTAATGGCATGGGCTGCGGCTTCGTCTTGCTCGTCACTGTATCCATGATGAACAACGTCAATTACTGGCAAATCAAAAATATCACTCATTTTCATGATTTATTCTCCAAATCTGCCAACACACAAGCCAAGCTAGTCATGCAGTCATTCACTGCCTTTTCATCATAATGACGGTCGAAGTCTAGTAGCCATTCTGTGCCATCATTAAACGACATAAACGGGGCTTCGCGTTCAAGCATCCAAACGAATAAACGGTTGCCGTCGGCGCTTACGTCATAATCCACTAACATGTTTTTATTGCGGTGAATCTGGATGTCAATAACCAGTTCCATGAGCTGGCGTTGGATTAGTTCTTTACTCATAACAGCGCTCCGATAGCCTGGAAGTAATTACGAATAGCCTCTTTCTCGGTTGATCCTGAAACTATAACCCGTGAAAATCTATGGTTTGCTTCAATATAAACTCGACCGTTCTTACTATATGTTTTATAGGGTTTCATCATCGCTCTCCTTTGAAGTGATAACCGAAGCTTAGCAAAGAAAAAAAAGGTTGCAAGTATTATTTTCCTAAATAAATGTAAAAAAATACTTTACATAATATCTGTGGGTGCTATAGTTACATTACTGAAACGAAACACACAAAAGGAAAGAGAAAATGAACCAAGCACAAATTGAACTAGCAAAAATTATCGGTGACGAAGCAATCGCAACTATCGCTAAAGCACAAGGTGCAACAATTGAAGAGGTTACAACGGCAATACAAGAAGGTAATAAAGTAGTAACAGATCAATTTAAAAAACTGATTGAACTAGGAATTAAAACGGTGGCGGCTCTATGAGTCGCATTAGCTGGGGTGTTAATGGTTATGGTGAGCGCGCCTATATTTGCGAGTACTGCGAATTGTTTTTTTGGATGGTTGATCCAAATAAAATAAAACACACCTGCGATACGTCAAAAACTAGGTATCACAATAGGGGTGTGATATGCCCCGATGCTGAAAGGGAGCGAAAATATCAAAGATTAATAAAAGCTAATAAAAACGGCGATAGTTTCGAGATTCAGGAGCATATAAGCGTTGAAGATTTCAACAAAAATGCGAAATGTTTTGATGACCTTAATGATTAGGATGAACATGACCCAAAGCAGACAAAAGCAGTACTACAGACTAAAAAACTGGACAATGACACTTTATGACGAGAATGGGACGGCCTATCTGGTAAATCCCAATCAGGTAATGCTAAAAAAGGAGCAACCAAATGACCCCACTAGAGCAGAAACTAACAGAACACAACGCACAGCTAAGGAAAGACCTTAAACTGGCAAAGACGCAACTTGGTAACATGCGCTCGCTGTGTTCGATCCAAAAGCACGCTATTGATATTCGAGGGGCCGCTCTGGTTGAATGCCTGCCATTCGTGAAGTCATACCTGGGCGATGATCACCCAATTGTAAATAATGCCAAGGGGGCGATTGACATACAGGTTAAGCCAGGTTAACATCAATCCTGACTTTAGATAGTCACTCTCCTTTTCCCGCTGCGGTTCGCCAAAGCGGGTTTTTTATGTCTCGAATAAAGTTCTTGACGCGCCCAGTGGAAGTGCTAATCTTAGGCGGTCGATTATAAAAGGAGACGATGATGAAATTCAAAGAGCAACGAGGAAACGTATTTGTATTTGATGGCGGATATGCTGGTGGTGAATTGGAGTTAGTCGGCTCTCATGGGTGCTATAAATTCAAAGACATACATATAAACATTAACATGAGTATTTGGTGTTTTGACATAATGAAATACACCGACATACAAACAGCAGTAAACCTAATGCAGATTTTGATTAAGGAGGGGTTGGTGTGAATACCACAAAAGAGCAGACAGACTTTGATACATGGTCATTTAATCAATGTGTTGTACTTGGGCATAAAATCAAAAGCGTAAAAGACGAATCTGGCAAGAATATATATTGGATTAATACTACTACGAACGAGGTGTATGAATTATGAATATCACAAAAGAGCAGATTAAAGAGTGGTTGGAGCAAAATATCCCATTCACTAAGAAGGGTAATTTTATCTTAACACTAAAAGAAGGGCATGAAATTATTGAGCAATGCTTCAACGACCTAGCGCCTAAGTGGGTTAGTGTTGATGATGAATTGCCAGAAGGAAGCATGGCCCATGTATTGGTATTTTGCGAAGGTGGAAATATAGATAAATCTTTTTACTGTACTGATAGGGAATTTCTTTCAAAAGGACTAAGCTCAGGGTGTTACAGTAGAAAAAGACACGGTAAAAATAGCGGTTACTTTGATTTGTCGCATAAACATGGTTATAAAATAACCCACTGGATGCCACTGCCAGAACCACCAAAATAACCCACAGCCGCTACTAAGCGGCTTTTTTACGCCTATAAAAAACCCCAGCGTAAACTGTAAACAGTAAAGAGGCTGGGGGCGTATTAAGCGTATTCTAACACATAAAAAACCCGCCTTTCTTTCGATTGGCGGGTAAACCTGAAATTTGAGGTGGTTAGTTCCAATATAGAACCATCTATAGCCTATGGTTTGTATTGCCTAGGCAGCTGTCAAGGGCCGCCTAGATTCGCTAACTAAACCGAAGAGATGATTCAGTTAGATATTACATCAACAAGCTTAATTGATCTGGTTACTTAATGCAACCACTTTTTCAACAAACCTACGCAAACGAATATTAGCCGCTCGTCTTGCTGCCCCTGCTTTCTTGTACTCGACTGGCTCAAGGTCATAAGCCTCTTGCCATGTGCGTTCATAGCCTTCGCGGGCTTTCTGCTTATACTGGATAGGTAAGCGGTTCATTTGCTCTTGTATCCACTTTACATCCAGCTTATGCACGCTCATTCAAGTAATCCTCAAACGCAAGCATTGCACCTTCCCAGCCTAGGGCGACACAACCAAAAAAACCCAATTCTATTTGGGTTTCTAAAAAATCAATCTGGTCATCGCCTATTTTTGATTTAGTGTGATCCTTTCTTTTTAGTTCACAATAGAAAGAGCCAATCACAATATCGCTTGCACCTGGTACCATTCCTTCCATCTTTTCACGTCTTACCTGTTGAGCTGTCTTCTTGCCTTCATTTCTAATATGCGTGGCAATCTTTCCCCATGTATCAGGGTACTTTGAGCGGATAGTATTAATGAACGTAATTTGCTCGGCTGACTCTTTGGGGCATTCGCCCCTGTATGACGTATCCCCATATACGGGGACGGTTTTAGGTAGTTTCAATGTCTGGCTCCTTATCGGCTGGCAGGTTGTGTCCGAAGGCATTGTAATATTTCTTTGCCTTGTTTCTTTGGTAAGTTATTGTTCTTGGTGGACAGCCTTTGTCTTTGTTTTCGATAAACATATCGACAGTAGGGCAAACCTTACCATTAAAGTAGGCTTTGCTAAAGTCTTCGTAGAGGTTGCGCAAAAACTGGATATGGCTATCAGGGCTGTACCAAATATCAAAGGTGGCGTATTCCGTTACATAAGTTGCCTTTAAAGTCTCATTACCAGCCTTTGATATATGCTTTACCAGCGCAAATGCTTTTACCTCGTCAGTGCTGCGCGTGTGCGGATCAGCTTTCATGCGCTTGAATTCTAGTTGTAGCTTTTCAGAAGGGTCAACCAGTTCGGCTTTGCATTCTTCGCAATACCTTGCAGCTATATCATTTTCATGGCCGCACTCGTGGCATTCTTTTATTGACCAGCGATGTTCACAGCGATTAGAAACGCCTTTGTGCAGCGAGTACCCAAAGCACCGACGCCCATAATGAGCCGGGAACGGCGTGTCATTTTCCGCCATGATCTTATTGCCAGCTAAATCAATAAAATCCCCGTCTCCGTCAATGCCAAATTCATCAGGGTTTTTACGCATACCGAAAGTGTTGATTGTCGAGCAAAGTGGACACGGCACATCCATTGGCTCGCCTTTTTTGTTATGCCTAGCTTGGATGATTGGCGAGAATAAATCGTCCTCCAGTTGGTGGCGCTCGATATTTCCCGCGTAATCTAAAACCAAGCAATCAGATTTTTCAGGGTGCAAGCGCATTCCACGACCAATGATTTGCTGCAAGAGGCTGGCTGATTCGGTTGCGCGCAATATTGCGATAACGTCAACATGGGTAAAATCTACACCTGTAGTCATTGTTGCAACATTTACTAGGTACTTGTATTTTCTATCTTTGAAGTCATTAACAATCTTCTGCCTTTCTGCCTTAGACATATTTATGTCACCGCCAATAATTCTACTATTATCCTTTGGCAGGGATTCCATGCACTCCTGAGCGTGCTGCACGGTTGCCGCGAATATCATTACTCCCATTCGTCCAGAGCTGTGTGCTACAACGTCTTTAATGATCTCATACGTTTTGCGACCCTTACCCTCAAAAACTTGCTCATATTCTTTTTCAGTGTGGCGTTTAATGCCACTGGTATCGTAGCTTTCAGCGTGATTGGGATCGGCGTGCGGTTGCGTTAGAAACCCCTCTTTTATTAATTGATTTGCTGTAATATCATAAACACATGTATGAAAGTACGGGTCTTTTGTTTGATCTTGATCAACTGGACGACCATCTGCCCAATATCGAAAAACATAGCCATCGTTTAATCGGTAAGGTGTAGCAGAAAGACCACAAACTCTAATGCTTGGATTCCCCTCCTTTAGATCTGAAATAACTGTTTTAATAGTATTTGTAATCTTATGGCATTCATCAATAATTACACCAGCGAACTCGTGCCCCATTCTTTTTGCTATCTTTTTAAAGGTTCCTTCTGTAGCAAAAACAACTTGATGCCTTAATGATTTTCCTATCGATGCGCTATATATTGAGCATTCATAGCCAAGTGCTTTATATTTTTCTGCATTCTGCTCTACCAATTCTTTTGATGGGGCTAAGCACAATATACGCTTCCCTCCGCTTAGGTCATGCAAGGTCTTTGCAATCATGGAAATTATTATGCTCTTGCCTGCACCAGTTGTCGCTGAGATTAAGCATGGCTCAATAGACTTCCTAAGCCAGCTCATAACAGAATCATGCGCTTCTTTTTGGTAGTACCTTGGTGTTATCTTCATAATAAGCTCTCAACGCTACTGCCTTTTCTTAGATTGGCGTCCGCCCATATTGGTCGTAAATTAGTTAGGCAATTAATTACAGCTGGGTCGGTAACACCATTTTTTAAGTGCTCAGCTATTGGTATTATGTGATCTATGTGCCATTCTTTTCTGTTCTCCCAGCTCATGCCTTTTAAAAATTGGCGCTCTATGTGCGTTTTTAAATCCTCGCAGGTATACCCAAGCAGGGCCTCATACTTTTCGCGCCCACCCTTCCAATTGGTTAGTATTCGTTTTAGTGATCTACGAATAAACATGCTTTCTGGGTTCGCATTATTCCACGCTGATGAAGCTGCCGTTGCTTTCTCCGAATTCGCTTTTCGCCAAGCCGTGTTGGATGCTTTTCTTTTTTCTGGATTCGCTTTATTCCATGCTAAATTTCTTGCTCTTGATCTTTCCTTGTTAGCTTCATACCAAGCTGCCTTGTTCGCCTTCACCTTCTCAGGGTTGGCAGCTTTCCAAGCTGCCCACTGAGCAATTGCTTTCTCTGGGTTCGCTGCCAGCCAACAAGCTTTGCTAGCTTTTATCTTTTCTGAGTTTTCTTTTCGGTATTTTGCAGCGGTAGATTTTGCTTTATCTGGATTCGCAGCGCGCCACGCTGCACTTTTTGCTATTGCGCATTCAACGCAATGGCCTCCAGATAGATACCGTTCAGTAATATGCCCACGCTTACATGGCTTTCCAGTAAAAAAGAATTTTAGATTTTGTTCTTTTGCTTCTTTCTTGGATATAATATTCATTTTGATC